CCCCCATATACGTACCCTAATTGCCGTAAATTGCAATCTAGGACGCATACCGTATGCCCTGTGTTGTCCAATTCATAGCAGTGCCAATCAGGATTGGACAGGGTACAGGGGTGGGAAGGACTGCGATTACTAATGTGTCCAATAGCTGCGTACCTGTGATTGGTGCAGATACTCTGGACACAGCGGTGTGTATTAGTAAGGGGGTGCTATGGCTTATTGAGAATAGCTCGCAATAAGGATAGGTAGGTATCAAGTGATCTGTCTGCCCTCCCCATTCAAATAGGACAGCGCAGCTATAACGCTCTCAGCCACGTCTACAAGGCTCTACAACAGGGCTGCACTGTTGATTAGGTACAACGACACCAAAGGATAAGTAGAGGCACCTTCTAGGCGATTCTAAATGGACTGTCCAATGTGTTCACACTCACTCGCTACGGTTCGGATCGATAAGGAACGCTGATAGCTATACTTAGTGGTTTGGTATCAGGGCGAACTACGGGGATCCTGGGGATGGGTTATCTTAGGTACATCGGTGGGGGACAGGTCAGCTGCTCTTCTCACCAACTGCTCCTTGACAATTTAATAGTTAGTTCGTTACAAGACGGAACCAGCGGAGCGAGCGATCCCGCGAGTAGTTATAGGTTGCAACCCGACCTGACTACACGAACTAGTTGTTATTGCCGAGCCACAGGCATTATTAGATCATGGCACAACAATCTATTTTCTGTAGCCCTCACCAAGTGACGGTTACACTTTGTAGTTTGTTATTACACTGATGACTGTCACTATTGATCGTAAGATTGCAACTGGTTTGATTGGTCGTGCTAAGACAGGCAATGAGTTGTTGACTGTTCTTGATATGATCGTTGATAGCTTCACCAAGTCTACTAAGGTAGAGCCTACCATTGAGGAGATCAAGTTCTGATGTTAGCTTTAGTTATCTTGATTGTCGGTACTGTTTACTGTATTAAGGAGGTTAATGACAATGTATTCCTTTGATCAACTGCAACGTGCTGTGCAGGAATGCACCAGCTATGATCTTGTTCAACGCTTTGATGATGATGTTGATGAGTATGTACTCATTGATCCATACGGAGATGTAGATGGTGATCCATTCTATGATCTCGATGATGTGTATGACTTCATCACCAACAATGAACAGGTAGACAACTACCTTGCTAACATTAAGGAGGACAACTGATGTATTATGTTGTACGTATGGCTGAAGACTTTCAAACATGGGATGTATTAGATAATGCACCTGATGAGGATCATGCGTATGACATGCTTGAAGCATACAGTAACTTGTATCCACATGCCCATATTGATTACTTAACTGAGGGTGAGTATAACGCATACCTCAGTAAACTCAGTAACTAATCCATTCACACTCACGGAGGCTTTAACTATGACCACCACCCAACCATTCATGCTAACTGGTAAGTCCCTTGTTAATTATGTAGACGAGAAGATGGTTCTTGTTAATCGACAAGAGCTTACTCGCACTGATATGATCAAGGATGCTGGCTATGTGTACGACAACGGCAAGGCTATGTATACACAGTTCTACACCGAACTACTCAATGCAAAAGGTGTAGTACCTACCACCGATACAGACAAAGCAGATCAGGAGTATGATGACTTGAGTGAGGATGAGAAGGATCTCTATGATGTCATCACTGAGCGTCTTGGTAGTAAGTGGACTCATGAGGAGACTATTGAGTTCATGGAAGAACTCGATGACATTGGTATCAACAGTGCTAGTGTATTTGATGATGCCTTTGCTTACGAACATGATAGCTACTCCAGCTATGCTGAGAAAGAGTTTGCTGAGTATTGGTGTGTCGATGTATTAGGTACTGAGATTCCTGACATTGTGTATGCTGCTGTAGATTGGCAAGGTGTATGGGATCATGACTTGCGTTATGATTTCAATACCTTTGAGACTGCTAACGGTACCTATTTCTTCCACAACAACTGATGACTAAGTACACTTACTGTGACTTTGAGATGGAGTATGAACCAATGTACTACATGAGTACACTTAGTTGGTTCAACATTGCTAATTGTGCGCGTAAGCGTATGACTGAGTATTGTCATGATATAAATAGGTGGAGGGGTGAGCGTAGAACCTTCTACTCTTCTCTTCAAGCTATGAACATTGATACTAAGGAGTTACTTGATGTCTGATGAAGAGTACATGCAACAGGTAATCAAAGAGTGGGAGCGTATTGATGACGATCCCGACTTGTTTGATGAGCTTAACTTCTTTGAACTTATGGAGGATGATGAATGACTAAGGCTATCCACGACACATCGGTCAAGGTTGATGTCTTTCCTGATGAGTTCTTTCCACTACTTAAGGTAATCAACTGTGCAATCAGTATGCCTGAGAAGTTTGCATTAACTGATGATGAGTTAGAGAAAATTAGGTCATTTCAGAATGACTTTACTGACCAAGCATTTGAACACGGAGTATGAAACTTCACACTCAACGGCTACTTGAACACTGCATTGATGAGGGCATTAAAGATGCACTACCTATGGAGGACTATGAAAGGCTAGCTGACAAGATTAGTAACTACATTTGGCTGCAACTTGATTACTACTTTGACTTTGAGGACTGATGTACACAACTTACAAAGGACTTCGTGAGTATGAGATCACCCTTCGTTCAGGTGTTTGGTATCTCCTAGCACCCGACTCTGAGCAAGCCGCATGGAAGGCTCTAGAGTTGTCCCGTGAACGTAACGATCAACTGTTAAATGTAAAACCTACGGAGATGTGGTAATGAGTAAGAAAAAGAAACCATACCTACCCAACAACTGGGAAGAGTATGCTAATGCTGATGACAGCGACTTCATCCCTCATACTTTTGAGGAGATCATGTCTTGGAAAGTAGGGGGTTGGGAGCTGCCAGCTTCTGTTGTATGTATCATCCGCAAGACAGATATTGAAACCAAGGAGACTACAGAGTACACGTATTCCAGGCGTAGTGCTGCTCAACGTAAGATCGAAGAGTTAATTGGTACACCTGGCATTGAGATCACTGTAGCAGATCACGAATCCATCCATTTCCTTACACCTGCATATGACTGAACACACTTACAATCGTTATCTCAATCAACTTATTGTTGAGCTTGAGAATCACAATCATCGTGATGAGCTACTCCAACTTATGCAAGAGCAGCTGTTAGATGATACCAGGGAGATTGTTAATTGATGGTTACCCAAGAGCAACTGGAAGAACAGATCGCACTTGAAAGAGAAGCGATTGCTCAAGGGTTAAAACGCCTCCAAGATAACATGATTAAATTGGAGGATAAAGACTATGCTAGTGCTACCATATATGGTGTAGCTAGTATTGAGAAACTCCTACCTCTTGTTACTGAACGTATCAAGGAGACCAATGATCGCATCCATACCCGTAAGAATGGAGCTGCATTCAAGGAAATCAAGCAGTATCTAGATGGCCTTGAGCCGATGGCTGCTGCTGGTATTGCGTGTAAGCTTACCTTCGATAAGGTGTTCTCATTCAAGGAAGGTAGTAACAAACTAGCTAAGGTTAGTGAAGCTATCGGTCAAGCACTTGAAGATGAGTGCCACATGCGTCACTATGAAAAGTCTTGTCCTGGGTTGTTACGATCAATCAAGGATAACTATTGGCATGAAGCATGTGGTACCCGTCAAAAGATGACGGTAACTCGTACCTTATTCAATAGGTATGATGATGTTCCACATTGGCAAACATGGGGACAAGCTAATCGTGTTAAGTTAGGTGCCTGGCTACTTGATTGCATTATGCAAGTCAGTGGTTGGTTCACCAAGATGACTGTACGTGAAGGACGTAAGACTTCAACTTATGTTGTACCTACGCCTGAGTTTATGGACATCAAGGATGAGGTAATGGCTAATGCAGCGTTGTTTTCACCGTTAGCCTGGCCAATGTTGATTCCACCTAATGACTGGTCACAATCATCAAGTGGTGGCTACATCCTGAATGATGTAATGAGGGGCCACAAAATGGTCCGTCGAGGCAATCATGCCCCTATACAGGATGAACGTCCCTACCAATTTCTCAACCAAATACAGAAGGTTGCATACTGCCTCAACCCCTTTACTGTAAGGGTAGCTGAGGAGTTATTTGAGAAGAGAATACAGGTAGGTAAGTTTATTCCTGTTGTTGAAGTACCACTACCTAATAAACCACCAGACATTGAGGACAATGCTGACTCTAGGCAGAACTATCGCCGTATGGCGGCAGAGGTACACAACAAGAATGCTCGTGCATTTAAAGCATCATGTCGTACACGTATGACAATGCAAACAGTAGAACGGTTCAAAGATAAAGAACGATTCTACTGTCCATGGAGTTTTGACTACCGTGGTAGAGCATATCCTATACCTGCATTCCTAACTCCGCAAGATACTGATTTTGGGAAGTCGCTAATTAAATTTGCTGATGGTAGTTATTTAACACCTGAAGCAGAAGAATGGTTAGCCTTTCAAGTTGCTACAACCTACGGATTAGATAAGGCTCCAATGAAAGAGCGTCTAGAGTGGGTTAAGGACAATCAAGGACTCATATCAAATGTAGCAACAGATCCTATTGGAAACCTTTGTGAGTGGGAGGCAGCAGATGAGCCGTGGCAGTTTCTTGCAGCTTGTGATGAATACTATCATTGTGTTATCACCTGTACAAGATCCTTCACCTCTTTGTGTGTTGCTACTGATGCCACCTGCAGTGGGTTGCAGATACTCGCTGGTCTTGCCCGTGATGCCTCTACAGCACGCCTTGTAAACGTCTTACCTAGTGACACCCCACAAGATGCTTACAAGGTGGTTGCAGAACTTGCTAGGCCAAACTGCCCCCCTCACTTACAAGAACATATTGACCGTAAGGTGACCAAAAGGGTAGTGATGACTGTCCCTTACAATGCTAAACCTTACTCCAATAGGGGCTACATAAGAGAAGCTTTAAAGGAGAAGGAGGTAGAGATTACTAAAGAAGACCTGACTGTTGTCGTTAAAGCAGTTAGAGATGCTTTGGAGTCTGTAGTTCCTGGTCCTATGCGGGTCATGCGTTGGATTGAAGCAGAAGTAACAAGAGCAATCAAATCTGGTGCAATCACAATCACATGGGTTACGCCGTCTGGATTCCCTGTTACTCAGAAGCTTATGAAACCTCAAGTAGAGAAGCTACAACTTCAACTACTTGGTAAGGTACAGCATGTCTCTGTCAGAACTGGTGACTCAACTGAGGTTGATCTCAATCACCACAAGAATGCAACTAGCCCTAACCTTATCCATAGTCTAGATGCTAGTTTGCTACATATTGCAGCACTGAGGTTCAATGCACCTATTGCTTTGATCCATGATTCAGTACTGTGTCGTGCTACTGATATGTCTGTCTTGAGTACTATTGTGCGAGAGACTTACATGCACTTGTTTGCAGAGCATGACTACTTGAAAGACTTTGCATCTCAAATAGGTGCAGAGTCTGAACCACCGATCATTGGAGACCTTGAACCGGAATCCGTGATTGAATCCACCTACTTTTTCTGTTAATGGCACAACCTATTCACATCACCCAACAGCCTGTTGTCCTTGAAGGATACCAAGCTGTACTGAAACCCAGCAAGTTTGGGTATTCATTGTCTGCTATCATTGATCAAACTCTTGTTGAGAAGCTGGAGGAAGATCGAGTTGAGTCCCTTAAGTGGGCAGAGTCTAAACTGAAGAACCCGAAGCGTTCCACCCTTAAACCTGAACCCTGGGAGGAAGTATCTGATGGAAAATACAAAGTTAAGTTCAGTTGGAATGAGGAGACTCGCCCACCTGTCGTTGACACAGAAGGGACTCCTGTTACTGATACCAACACGCCTCTCTACAGCGGATCTACGGTCAAACTTGCCTTCCGTCAGAAACCATACATCCTCCGTGATGGTGTCACCTACGGTACAAGTCTTAAGATCGTCGGAGTCCAGGTGGTCTCAGTTGGTGGGTCTGCAGGTATTGCTGCAAGCGACCTTGGTGAAACTGAGGTGGCAGCTCTCTTTGGTCAAACAAAGGGTTTCAAGGCTTCTGAAGTGACTGCTGAGCCCGAACCTGAAGTAGAGGATGATGACTTCTGATGCCTAGGTACCGTTCAGGTCTTGAAGAGAGGGTTGCTGACCTTCTCTCAAGCTTGAAGGTAGAGTTTGAGTACGAGTCAACCAAAGTTCCATACGTTCTTCAATGCAATTACACACCCGACTTTCTTTTACCGAATGGTGTCTACTTAGAAACAAAGGGACGCCTGACGGAGGAAGACCGAAGGAAGATGATAGCAGTGAAGAAATCGAATCCCGACTTAGATATTCGATTCGTCTTTCAAGCACCCTATAACAAGATCTACAAAGGATCTAAGACTACTTATGCGAAGTGGTGCGAGAAGCACGGCTTCCAATACTGTTCATTCCACTCCATCCCAATCGAATGGCTCACCTAGAATACGGCACAGCTGACTACTACGCAGAAGGCTTCAGTGATTATCTTGCTGATGTTGATGCTGAAAACCCTGCCACAGCACAGAACCTGATTGAAGGTTTCTACCGCGCACTTGACTCTTGGTTCGACTATCACGATGCACAAGCACGAGCATATGCAGACCTCCGAAAGCGAGTTCGTCAGGCACTTACCGTGTGATAACTGTGGGTCATCAGATGCAAATTCTTTGTACTCTGATGGCCACACTTTTTGTTTCTCGTGTAATGCTTATGGTCATACCAAAGAAGTTGTTCACACTCACAAAATGTCCACCAATGTCCAATTACAAGGTTCAGCCGAACGGCTGCAAAAACGTAACATCTCAGAAAAGGTATGCCAACAATACCGGATCTACAAAGACGGAGACGTTCTACGCTTCCATTATTTCACAAGCTCTGGAGCACTTTGTGGCTGCAAAGTAAAAACAAAGAGCAAGGACTTTCGTTATGAAGGAGAGCAAACAGATGGTCTCTATGGACAACATTTGTTTCCCACCACTGGAAAACGAGTCGTCATTACAGAAGGTGAAC